TAGTTTCACATTGACATTTATTATTAAAATTAGCTCCTTCATTGTTTATCAAGCCTTCCCATACTTTTAAATATTTCATCTCACATTACCTTTTGTTTAGCTGATTTCTTAATTTCTGGTAACCATTGTAATCGTTTTGACGACACTGTCAACACTTATCAAGAAATAAATGTTATAATTTTAAAATCACGTTCATCACAAGGTTAACATGCCTATCACAACAACTGTCACAGGGGCGGATGACGCAATTGCAGCGATTGACAAAGCGCTACAAGAATTCATGACCGATAGTTTTGTTACTGTGGGTATACATGAAGATGCAGGGATGCACGAGTCGGACGATATCACAAACGCACAGCTTGGCGCGGTGCATGAGTTCGGCGCGGACATCAATCATCCGGGCGGCACGTCGTACGGTTTTGCGACTAAAGCGGCGGCAGATCGTAACGAAGTAAGATTTTTAAAATCGGGGACAGGTTATGTCGAGCTTGGCGTGACCGGCCCGCACCAAATTAAAATACCCGCTCGCCCTTGGCTCTTACCGGGTGTACAATCGGGTAACGCTGATTATATTGACATCATTACTCGCGCGATGAAAGACCAAATACCATTGGCGCGAGCGTTAGAACAGGTCGGAGTTGTGGCGGCGTCAAAGGTTCAACTATATATGACGAACCTTAAAACACCACCTAACGCGCCGTCGACGGTTAAAAAGAAAGGTTCTAATAACCCGCTAATCGACTCGGGCGCGTTGCGACAATCCGTAACGTTTAAAGTCACAACAAACGAACCAACTGAGGGTATATAATGTCGCTAGATATGTTCGGTCAAATCGATGACGTGTTCGAGTCGATACCAGCGCAACGCATCGCTAAGAGCGGATCATATGTTGATGGCGTTTGGACTAGCGGCGCGGAAGTAGCAACGATTCATCGTGTTAACATTCAGCCCGCAACAGATCGGGAAATCGACGCGTTGTCGGGCGGTGGTGAGCGCTTAACGGATGTCAGGCGCGTTTATGTTAACGATGGTGTTCTTGCCAGTATTTCACCCGCCAACGATTGGGTGTTCGATGGGCAACGTTTCAAAACGATTAAACTAGACAATCGACCATGGCGTAACTATTGTAAAGTTTTAGTGGCGAGGTACGACGAACAATGAACAGATTAGAGATATTTGAAGCGATTAGACCAATCGTATTATCCGTTACAGGTGTACCAGAAGCGATACTCGCCGATCCGAACGCGCAATCACCAAGCGGCGAGTACGTGTCCATTGAGGCAAAGCAATCCATTACGCAACGTGGTCAAGCTAATCAATATCGTAAAAATTCAGCGACACCACGCTCAATTGATGTGGATGTACGCGCACAGGTTATTGTCGAATGTTCGTTAAATTTTTATCGCGGTAACGCGAGGGACAGAGCCGAACAACTATTACAATGTAACAAGCGTCCCGATGTTAGTGCGGCGTTATATCGCGCTGGGCTCGGTTGGAATCGTGAGAACGCGATAAACAACTTAACGTCGATACAATCGAATAACTATGAGCAGCGCGCGCAGGTTTCTATTTTTCTAATGTACGAAACAACCGACCCCGTCACGATTAACGCTATTGAGTCGGTCGAATGGGAGCTACAAAACGAAAAAGGCGAAGTACTCGAAACAGGTGGTGAAAGTGTTTAATTGTACAGTAGCTCGGCAACAGTGACGTCTACAATATTACTTGGATTATAATCCCACGGTGTAAATTGATCTGGATACGATCCGGTCGGTAAAATATTTTTACCGACTTTAATAGTTACGACGTTCGTGATGAGTGGTAACTTATAACCTTTACTAATCTCGTTATAACCTTTACTAATCTCATTATAACCTTCACTGAGCACGTGGCCGGCTTGTGATATCGGTCGGTGTTCTAGTATTTCGTCCACTTCGATATGGTAGAGGCGGCCGTCCACATAAAATACACCTCCTCTACCCGACCTTTCCACGATCCCTTCGTAAACACTATTGTGAGTTGCGCATTTTACGCTCACCCAATCGCCTTTTTTAATATTCATTTATGACCTCGCCAGTTGCAATTTCATTTGTTCGACTGTCATATCTTGAGTCGAAAGGGATATATTCCAACCCGTTACAATGTGCGACATTTTTGGCATGGCATATGGCCTCTTGGGCGGTAAAAAATTTATCGCTGTCTACATTATTCCAATCTCCCCTCTCATGGGATGCACTGTAATGCAAATCTATCACCGTAACGGTTTCTTTTTGTTCATCGGGGAATATTGCGAAATAGAAAACTTCCATAATCCTTAACCTCATGTAATTGACTGAACCGTCAATATATCACACTGTTTATCACTGTCAAGTGGTGTTACAATATTAGCAATTTTAATATAGGAGCTTAACAAATGGCTTATGATGTCAATAATATTATAAATATTGTGACGCGTATTAGTCCTTCCGGTTTGGGATTTGCTAACTTTGCGTTAGCCACGGGTTTCGCTCCCGCGTCAGAATTACCGGGCGGGTTTGACACCGACACTTACCGCGACTACTCATCGTTAACCGCGTTATCTGTGGATTTTGCTTCGGGCACTAAAACACACGATATGGCGTCGAAGTGGTTAGGTGGTGTACCGTCTTCTAATTCGATACGTATTTACGGTGTTGATGCTGGCGATGCTAATTGGGGCGTGACACTCGATAAGGCACGCAACGTCACGTGGTGGTTCTGGTCGTTCTTTACCGATACAGTGTATGCGGATGTAACGGGTGACGTGTTAGAGATTGCACAATGGTGTAATAACAACGAGTCATTCTTTATTAACTGTCAGACCGGTTCGTCAGCCATCGCTATTCGCGATCCAAGCGTTACGACCGATGTATCCACAGTGCTCACAACGTTAGGTTATCGTTACGCCGCCACGTTTGCTCACGCTACAGACGCTTATGCGGGTATAGCGCTATGTAAATGGTTCGCCGCTGTTAATTACTCGGCTGCTAACTCTACCATTACGGGTGAGTTTAAGAAGCTATCAGGTGTTGCGGCTGAAACATTAACAGATACAGCTTACGGTGCGATGCGCGCAGCAACTAAAAAGTGTCAGTTCTATACTGTTGTCGAACTACAGGGTTCTGTTGATAACGGTCGAGTTATTAACTCGTTCACACATTCAACGTTCGGCGAATATATGGATGACGTGATTAACCTCGCGGCATTTGTAAATAATTTAAAAGTTGCGTTGTATAATTCGATCGCCAACAACACCACCAAGACTGGTCAAGACATACCGGGCCAAGCGACTCTAATCGGTGATGCGCGCGCAGTGTGCGATCAATACGTGGTAAATAACTATCTCGGTCCGCGAAACTATATCGATCCTGATGACGGTGTAGAGAAGTTCACCGCAGGCTATGAGATTCTAACGCGTCCCGAGGATATTTTAGATTTATCGGAACCTGACCGCGACGCTCGTAAATCTGCACCACTTCGCATTCGTATTTTCCGTACTGGTGCTATCCACGCGGTTGATGTTAGCGTTGACGTATTTTAAGGAGTCATGACAAATGGCATTACAAAACTTTAGCACTGACGGGTTTATATTAACAATTAACACTCGTCCAATTACAGATTGGGGCGAAACAGCGACACCGTACACTGACGCACCTATTGACGCAAAGACACAGTTGCGCCGTGGTCAAGGTGGTCGGGCGATACGGTTAGATCGTATTAATCCGGGGCGCGAGGTTAATATTTATCTTAACCCAGGTTCACCGGATGAGGCTTTCATGCAGGGTTTACTTAACTCTAACGCGAATATCACCGCTTCATACGTGCAAGTGGGCACGCTTGAAACGGCGATTGGCGCCGAGGGTGTTATTACAAATGACGCTACTAACGGTCGAGGTGGTTCAACGATTAGTGATGGTCAATTCATCATGCAGTTTAACCGCTGGACACAAACGAAAGGTGGTGAGTAATGTCGTTAGTTAAGACTATCACCGTGGGTAACGTGGCGTATAACGTTGCGCAAGCTCCCGCTGACAGACAGAAAAAACTGTTATTACTCGTCGGTGGGATTGTGGCAATGCGTGCGGCATCTGCTAAAGTCGAAGAGATTGACACGAAATTACTCGTTGGTGCGTTAATGATGTTGCCCGAAGATAAGTTTGACGAAGTTGCGCAAATCGTAACTGCTCAAACAGTAATTAACGGCGAGAAAACCCCAATCGATGTGAAATCATTCCAAGGTTCAATGTTAGGTTATTTCGAGCTTATCGCCGAATCAATAGCGTACAATCTTAACGATTTTTTTACGTGGCTGGACGTAGACCGAAACAACGCGCAACAAAGCGTAGCGAAGAAGTAGACGATCCAGTTATTGATTGGTTTTTTATGCGACCGTGTGTCGGGCTTAACGATGTGTCAGGTGGTGTGATATGCCCGCCACTTTGCAAATGGTCAGACCTTATCGACGGGACGTATAGTATAGCCGACGTAATGCGCTTTAATATCACAATGGATGAGTTAAGCGCGTCACGTCAAGCCATGATCGATTAGGGTGTCAAGGATGACGCCCATACCAATAGCACCATAAAGATGTGATCCACCAGTAGAAACAGCGAAGAAAAGATAAATATCACCACCGTGAACGCTAGCGCCCCCAGAGCCGATTCGATCAGTTCGCGAATCATAACAACACCCACTCTATTAAAGAATCTCCGCACATGGTAAACGTTAACAACAACACTATCGATAAAACGTATGATGTTTCACGGTAACGTTTGATAAATTTATTCATTGTGACCTCCCGTTAATGTTTAAAACTTAACGCGCTGTTAGCTTTATTTATCGCCTCAATAAGAGCACCTTTTAGCGTGTCACTTCGACCGTGGACGTGAAGATCCATTTCTCCCCACGAGATACGTGTTACACCGTCAACCACTGTTGTTATTTGTTCAGGTTTCCCGCACGATACATGTTCAAGTCCGACATGCCATGTACCGCCATCTAGCTGATTGATACAGGGTCTCCATCCGTTAGCGACCAGTATATCTATTTGTTCTAGTTCGTTTTGTAACTCCGCAAATTTATTCATCTTCCCACCCTTATTTAATTGACTGTTGCGTCAATATATACCAACTGTTTCGATACGTCAACTAGTGATATACTATTTATAACTAATTAATTTAACGGTGCGTGATGGCTAATACAATTACTAACTTCCTTGTGGGCGTGGGGTTTGACTACGACACGAAAGGCGCGCAGGAGATTGGATCGGGTATTGATAATATACGCTCCAAAGCGTTACAACTTGGCACAGTCGTCGCCGGTGCGTTCGGTATTAAAGCATTAACCGCAGACTTTGCAGAAAGCCGTGACGAGTTAGGTCGATTCGCCGAAGTATTTGGTGTGAGTGCTAACGATGCACAAGCGTTCGGTAACGCATTAGCCGCCGAAGGTGGTTCGCTTGACTCGTTCTTATCACAGCTTGAAAACATCGAAAGACTACGCGCCGGTTTACTCGTTGGTGATGCCGGTTTCATTGCTCAAGCTGGTCGTGCTGGTATTGACACCGCAGAGTTAGAAAGTGCAACGACGGCAACCGAGGCGTATTTATCACTAGCCGATCAATTCGCAGTGATGACACAACAACAACGATTGAACGCTGCTAGTGCGCTAGGTCTTGACGAAGCGTCAATCAAGTTACTGTCACAAGGACGTGAGGAAGTGGACAGTATTATCGATAGGTTCAGAAACATTAGACCTGTCACAACGGAAATGACCGATGCGGCGCGTGAATTTAATCGAGAATGGGTTATAGCTCGGCAAAATGTCGCTGGTGTCGCGGACGCTATTAGTACGCAAATCGTACCAATCATAACAGGTATAGGTTCATCCATTAACAGTTGGTTTGACGATAGCGATGGTGATATCGCTCGTGCCGCAGGCTTGTTGACCGCTGCCACTTTTGGTAACGCTGACCCGTCAGAAGTGGCCGATGCTACGGGGCTACCTGAGTTATTATTTACCCCTATTGCGCCAGGTTCGTTTGATGAGTCCACGCTTAGTGGTCAATTTTTAGCGCCCGTAACGGACTTTGCACAGGATACACTTCAATTTGCTACAGACTTCTTCAATCGCGACGAACCTAGATTCGTTCCGTTTGGTTCGCAAATTACAGGTGCGGGCCAACGAGCACCCCAAACGCAACAAGCACCAGTTAATGTGAACGCAACGTTGACGCTCGATGGTGAGATTATCGACCGTCGTACTATACGAGTGTTGAATGGTCAAGTGCAAAACGCGATCGACGATATAGAATCATCTAACGGGGGCTAGCGTGGCATTAGTTAATATATTTACACAAACGGCACCAACAATAGCAGGTTATGAATTCGACGCAATACTTGAAGACACTTTTGAGGCGTCCGTTGATTTAACTGGTTTTACAATTGAACTTGGTGCGCGCGCTACGGATCATCGAATCATCAACCCCTTTACGTGGACTATTGTTGGCGCTGTGAGTAATAATCCACTACGGGCAAACATAACCGATTTTATCGGTGCGCTGGTTCCTGACACTAGCGGGGTGTTGTCCACTGTTGCGGGTTTGTCGGCTGGTTTTCTTGCTGGTAGTAACGAAACGCGCGCTAGTTCGACACTTGAGTTTCTAATATCGTTACTTGTGTCGGGTGAGGTGTTCGACATTGATGCGGGGGACATACAGTTAACAAGTATGCAAATCGGTCGCATTAGACGAACTAAGGACGCATCGGTTGAAGGTGGTTTGATATTCGAAGCAGACTTACAAGAATATTCAGTGTTAGAAACGGTACTACGTCGCAATCAACCGATACAATCACAATTGCGCGATGGCGATCCGTCAGCGTCACAAGCGAGTGCGACGATTAACCAAGGTGAGGTGACAGGGTTACCACCTACAATCTCACAAGCTACTGACGCTGAGGAACTATTATAATGGCTAGTATCGTTATACCGCTTGCTGGTGGCGCTGTTAACGCTCACCCTCGTTTTACAATGCAACTCGGCACGAATTTACTAACGTTCGATTTAAACTATATCACTGTTGCTGGTCCCGCGTGGAGCCTTGACATATCTCGCGAGGGTGAAATGTTAATCCCCGGCGCAATGTTAGAACCTGGTGCAGTTATATCGCAACCGTACGAAGCGAACATAGGCAGATTTGTGTTCACGGGATTAGACGTTACGCTTGATAATTTGGGCGTTGATAACCAGCTCGTATGGATTCCTGACGATGAGTAGTTATAACAATAGACGATGGGAAATACTCATTGACGATCAGCAATTCATCGCGCCTACAGGTGGTAGGCAATTTAAGTGTGTGTTTGAGGTGCTTCATGATTTTGGAGGGTTTAATAGTTACGGCGATATAGCAATTTATAACCTTAGCGCTGATACGGCAAACACAGGGTTTAGTCGCGGTTCAAAAGTAACACTGCGTGCTGGTTACATGGATACTATCGACGCAATATTCATCGGTCAGATTAAAAACGTACTACGTGAGCGTCGCGGCCCCGATACAATCACAAGGTTGATTTGCCGCGGTGGTCGGTCTGTTGAGGATAACAATCAGATAAACGAAACACTCGGTAAAGACGCGACAGTTATCGACATACTAAACGCTTGCGCCGCCGCGTTAGATTACCCGCTTGTAATAGATGAGTCGCAGTTTAGCGATGTTCCCGCGTATGCTGGCGGCTATTCGATGAGTGGCGACCCGCGTGTGTATCTTGACCAACTTGCCGAGACTCACGGGTTCACGTATGTTGTCGAGAACGAGCGGATTATCGTCGTGCGTGAGGGGCAGTTTAGACAGGGTGACGTCCACATTGTGTCGCAGTTTACTGGGATGGAGGGTATACCCGAGATTACAGAAGTTGGCGCGGACGTTACGACTCGTCTAAATCCTCGCATTAATATCGGTGGTCGGTATCGTATCGAATCGGACTTAGCGCGATTTAACTTTAGTAATTTATACTTTCAAGATATCCCTGAGTCCGCGGGAAAAGGCGAGTACAGAATATTCCGACTCGCTCATACCGGCGACACGTGGGGCGACGCTTGGTCAACGCGCATTACTGGTTATCGTTAATATTTTTTACCGTGAACTTTCGCTCTGTTTTCTCGCTTATGATCTAAACGTTCGCGGTTATAAGCGATCTTGTCGTTAATTATTTTTTCCAGATCTACACCGTGCGCCCCTGCAAAATCAAAACAAGCGTTCACTGCGTAGGATATCGAGTGGATCGTTTCGGGCCTATCTTTATAGTAAGGATCGTAATGTAACGATAATGCGGAAGAAACCTGCATGTGCATCTTAGCAAGGAACTCGGTTTTTGAGGTCATTCGTTCAAGAGTATAAAATTGGTAATTTTCATTGTTTTTACTACCAAGCCAATCAAGACAACGGATGGCGAAATCGCCAATTTCAACCCAAAACATATCGTAATCTGGTAAGTGGTCGTCAGCTAAATTTTTACGATCACCCTCCATCGCCTCTGATAGTTCGGAGTGGAACAAACAGATGAACGTGTGAAACGGTCTTGGGTTATCCCACCATCCCATTTCTTTGTTTTGCTGGTGAATCTTTTTTTGTAATTCGATCATCAGTGTAGGATTAAGCATGCGTCACTACCCTCTTTATTGTTGACTAAACCGTCAATATATACGAACTACCAATCAACGTCAACCGTGTGTTACAATTATTTGTATGACACAACATTCGAACTTAACAGCGTTAATTAAACAAACTTCACGTAGTATGATGAAGAACGTCGCGACGTCTACGCCCGGCCACATCATAGCGTTCGATAAAGATACGCAGCTTGCACAAGTGCAAATCGGTATTGTGCGTTTGACCGCTAACGGTACGACTGTCGAGCCGCCGCCGATTATTGAAGTACCTGTATATTTCAGCGGTAGCGAAAGTTACTTCATCGAATGTGAAATTAACCCGAACTGTGAAGGCATCGTACTGTTTAGTCAACGTTGTATCGACGGGTGGAATAGTACGGGCGGTATAGCGCAAAACCCTATATTGCGTTTTCACGATTTTAACGACGCGATGTTTTTACCAGGGTTACGTTCACAACCAAACGCCATTCAATCGTTTGAAAATAACGGTATACGGTTACGAAATAAAGCAGGTACACAATACGCGTGGCTTAAAAACGACGATTCGATTGAGTTTAAAAATAGCTCTGCGACAATGGTGATTAGCGCGGACGGTGCGTTCAACGGGACGTTTACAAGCTTTAACGTTGATTCGGATTCGTTCACCCATAACGGTGTTAACGTTGGTGACGATCACAAGCACGAGTCTGGTACATATGTTGCTGGGCCGACACCGGTCACGTTGATATCAGGGGATCCACAATGACAGTTAGACAATTAGATCCCGTTACGGGCGACATAGTTACCTCGGGTGTGCAATTTATATCGGGCGCCGAAGAAGTCGCACAAACAGTACGTACCCGATTAAATTTATTTCTCGGCGAATATTTCAGAGACATAACTGACGGCACACCTTGGTTTGAGCAAGTGCTAGGTAAAGGTTCCAGTCTCGCAACGAAAGAGGCCGTGATTAAAAATCGAATTGTACGCACTGAGAACGTAACCCGATTGACAAGCTTCGATACTGATTTTGATATTGCGACTCGCGTTTACATTGTGACTACTGGTATACTGACCCCATTTGGTGAAACTCAGATTACAATTACGGGCGGCGTCTAGATGGCACAATTAACAGTTAACGGTTATGTGATAAAAAATCAAAACGGTTGGTTTGCTGACGAAGAAGCATTATATCGCGCTATCGATCCAAATTGGAACCTAGATCCATCCGCACCTGACGGTTTAAAGCTCGCTAGTGACGCTGAGATATTCGCCAATCTCGATGAAATAGGTCAACGGGCCTACAACTCTAAAGATCCGAACAAGGCTAAAGGTGTTGATTTAAACTCGATATCGTTCATCACCGGTACAATTCGTAAACAAGGAACATTTTCGACGGTGATTCTTACGCTTAGCGGCGTTGTCGGTACAGTTATTGTTGCGGGTAAACTTGTCGAATCGACCGTCGACGGATCGCGATGGCGAACAAACTCAACTGTGACAATAAGTTCGGACGGTACGGTCACCGTTGGTGCTACCGCTGTTAGCGTCGGGGCAACTCAAGCTGCTACGGGTACTATTACGCGTATCGCATCTACTGTTGGCGGCTGGCAAGGTGCAACTAATCTTGAAGTCGCCACGTCCGGTACAAATGTTGAAACCGACGCACAGTTACGTAGACGACGCACGCTTGAGGTTGGTCAACCGGGTAACAACCAAGTAGATTCGATGCTTGCCGAGATATTCCCCGTTGAGGGTGTTAGGCGCGCGATAGTGCTTGAAAACGACGCTGACACTACAGACGCCAACGGATTACCGCGTAAAAGTATCGCACCAATTGTAGATGGCGGTAGTGATTCAGATGTGGCTTTGGCCATATTTAGAACCAAAAACCCCGGAGTGTTGCTTCACGCCGCAGGGACATCGGTAACTGTACCAGATGTGTTTGACAGATACCCGTCGAACACGAAAGATATTACGTTTAGCCGTCCCGTTTACGTTGATGTGATTGTTACAGTAACAGTACAGCGTGTCGGTAACTTACCTAATGATACTGACGATTTAATTAAACAAGCAATTATTGATTATTCGCTAGGCACGCTTACTGAGCCCGAATGCGGGTTTAATACTTTAGGTTTTGACATTGGCGAAGACGTTCCTATCAATAGTATTCACACGCCTGTTAATAACGTTATAGGTCGATATGGTCATTCGTATGTTACAGGTATTACATTGCAGGGAAGTACAACTAATATCACCATAGCATTTAACGAGTTGTCAAGATGGGCACTTAGTAACATTACAGTGACGATTAACACATGATAGCGCCTAATCGAATATACGCCCAATATCGCGACAAACCGAAGATTAGACAGTGGTTTAACATCACGCCCACGCTCGGCGCAGAACTCGAAACTGCATTTAACGATGTAGCGCATAGTTACGATATAGACGACGCGGAGGGTGAGCAACTTAACGTTATTGGTCGAATTGTTGGTATTGATCGCTCGTTCGAGTCGCAAATATCTTTTGAGGTGACGACTCAATATGGTGGTACTAATAACGCCTCGACGTGGGGCGGTTTAGGGGCGCAGTATCAGACGACAGGTCGAACAATCAGCGGTGAAGTAAGCGACGCGATATTTAAAACCTTGATTAAAGCTAAAATAGCAAAGAACAATTCACCCGCCACATTAGATGGGGTATGTGAAGCTTTGAGATATATCACTAACGTCGATATAATACGGGTCATTGACAACGAGGATATGACATTTAGTGTATCGTTTGGTCAACAATTAGATCCTATCGCACGTGAGGTATTTAACACTTTCGATGTTGTACCTCGTCCTCAAGGCGTGCAGTTCTCAGGGTATACAGAGGAAACGGAAATTACAATATACGGGGGTCGTTTCGGTTGGGGCGATTCAAGGGCCGATTACGGTCAATTTTTTGGAGTTTAAAACATGTTAGATTTTTTTGGCAGATACGGACCTAGAGCAAATCCCGCCGACTCAAATTACCCTCGGGGGTCTATTAAAAACGATTCTACAGGTGTGGCTGGCGATGGTACGCCGTTGGAGGCCGATCACGGTAATGATCAACTGGGGTTTAGCGAGGCGTTGGTAACTGAGGCGGGTATTACACCTAGTGGTAATCCCGACACTGTACTAGTGTCCGACAGGTTAAACGCGTTGAAAATTGTCAGTCAAAACTTTTCTGACCGAGGGTACACTCTAGCTGAGACTATTGCTGACGCTAACATTAGGGTTGGGCAAACTAGAAGAATTATCGATCGCGATAATGGTAGGTTCAACGTAGTACTAGCGTCAAGCGTGACACCAAACGGTTTTAACATTATACAATGTCAAGGACAACCCACCTTAGCTTTGGTGCTACTGAATACTAAGTACCCCGGTTTTACTAACATTTCAGAAGTGGTAAATGTTCGCCAATGGGGAGCGATATCGTCACCTGTAGGCGCTACTTCAGGTTTTAATAATAGCCCCGTTTTCACGGCTATAGCCAACCATGTAACATCTATAAGTGGCGGCACTATGGATTTAGGTGACGGCAGGTTTTATGTGGCAACCAATGTGAATATACCCATTGTCGATAATGGTTTCGGTCAACACGGGATAGCCATTCAAGGTAGGGGTCGAATAGCTAGTGAAATATTTACAGATCAGGATATCGACGTTTTTACTCACGCCGATAGGTTCAGAATAAACGCGGTAGCGGTTAGGAAATTATCACCTGTGACGAAAGCACACACGGTTGTAGCATTTAGAACTAATGGTCAATTCCGTTTCTGTGAGTTTACAGTGGTAATATACTGGGCG